TCGCACAAGACTACTCAGCAATGGGTGACAGCGTAGCAGTAATTACAGGCGTAATCGCAGGCGACCAAATGGCGGATGAGTCAGCAGCAGACCGTCAAAAACGTGTAGACCGCAACGTAGAACACCTTGAACTAATGGTAGCTAAAGATGATTGGGGTAGTGAGAGCATGACTGCAACCAACGCAGCTATCAAAGCAGGTAATGGATATACAGCGTCATGAGCGAAGAAAACACAGTAACAATCAACGACGAAGAGTATGACTTTGACGGTCTTGATGTATCTACGCAGGCAAACATAGCCCGTGTAAACGAGATACGCCGTGAAATAGCTTCGCTTAAAATGCAAACCAATGAGCGCGAACTTCTTCTACAAGCCTACACCAGAGCAATTGTTGAATCTGTAGCCCCTGTTGAAGAAGCTGAAGTAGAGGCAAGCTAATGGGTGTTATGACTGACGCGCAGAAGCGCAAGATGATTAAAGAATTAAAAGGCGCAAGTAAGCTCCACGCCAACCAAGCTAAACGCCTTGAAAAGACGCTTGAGAAAAAGCCTAAGAAATGACAGCGCAACGCCCTACGGTAAAAGACGCTCTAGCTGAGATCGGCGCACACGAAAGAGAATGTGCGGTACGCTACGAGAACATTGAGAAGCGTTTAGAGTCTGGGGCTAAGAATTTTGACAAGTTAGAAAAATTAATCTACGGGCTTTACGTCATTGTTCTAGGGTCGGTATTAATACCGATACTTTTATCTATGGGGTAGATCATGATTTTAGAGGCAGTCGCAGCAGTCAGCGCAGCTTGCAAAGCCCTAGAAATGGCTGCTGGAGCCGCCCAAAATATTGAATCCCTTGGTGCCTATATAGGCAAACTTGGTTCTGCTGAATTTGATCTGCAACGAGCCAAAAATAGTAAGACGTTAAGCGAAGCTGAAGCGATGAAAATCGTGATGGCAGAAGAGACATTAAGGCAGTCTAGGGAGAATATCAAAGAGGTATTCTTGATGACTAACAGGATGGATCTGTGGACTGACATGATGACAAAGATGGCTGAAGCTCGCAAAAATAGACAGGCTTTTATTAAGGCAGAAGTTGCTAGGAAAAAGAAGTTTAGAAAAGAATTAAAGCAGTACGCGATGATCTTTTTAGTAGTAGTTGCGCTTGTTCCTGCGACCATCGGTGGTCTACTAGCTTGGCTAACCAACAGATGATCTTGGCATTTCTTTTAATAGTTATGGTGGATGGGGAGCCGCTACCAAACTCATCTAACTGGTTGTTTGCAAACGTATTAACATGCAACCAAGCAGCGCATTATGTTGAGTCGGGTAAGACTACCCCTAATGGTAAAGACCGCAATCAGAAAAACATCTCTGCATATTGCGTCCCTAAATCAGTTTCTAAAAACACAAAGCTTTGGTATTGATATGAAATTTGGCGCAATCAAAAACATCATCGGTAGTCTGGCTCCTACACTAGGTCAGGCTTTAGCTGGGCCATTAGGCGGTACAGCAGCCGCTGCAATTGCTTCTGTACTAGGTTGTTCCACAGAACCTAAAGTCTTAGAGAAGGCTGTACAGAACGCCACACCAGAACAACTTGCTCAAATCAAGAGGGCAGACAACGACTTCAAAGTTCAGATGAAACAGCTAGATGTAGATGTGTTTGCTCTACAGACGGCTGATACGCAGGACGCTCGTAAGTTTTTTAATAAGGATTGGACTGCGCGAATCATAGCTGTGCTTTGCGTTGTCTTCTTTGGTTGCTACATATTTATGGTCACAATCCAGCCGCCAGACGCAAACTCAGATGCTGTAATCAACTTGGTTTTGGGCTATTTAGGTGGGATTGTTTCGTCCATAATCAGCTATTACTTTGGTTCATCTGATACGGGGAACAGTAGTGAGTGATTTAATTAAGATGCTAAAGCGCCACGAAGGTGTGCGATCTAAAGTTTATATGTGCAGTGCAAATTACGAAACAATTGCGGTGGGTCGAAACATCAGCGAGTCTGGTCTTGGCTTGTCGGAAGATGAAATTAACTACATGCTAAACAACGACATCAAGCGGGTACGAGAAGAACTTACCGATAGTTACTTTTGGTTTCCTGCAATGAACGAAGCGCGTCAAGATGCCTTGGTAGATATCTCATTCAATCTAGGCCAGACACGCTTGCGTGGATTTGTTAAGGCTCTTGAGGCTATGTCGCGTGAGCAGTTCGACATTGCCGCCGATGAGTTTATGGACAGCAAGTGGAGTGGGCAGGTAGGAAATAGAGCAGTAGAGGTCACCGAGATGATCCGTACAGGTGAGTATTCGTAATGTCTAAAGGCGGTCAAGGCACAACTCAGCAAGCTAGAGGTTCTTTTTCTGGAAACTCTCAGCCCTCTTATGGCGGGAATCAAGCAACGGGACTTGGCAGTAAAGGCGGCTCACAGTCTTATCAACAACCTTATCGAAGCCCTTACGGACAAGGTCAAAGCTACAGTCAGCATGGAATGCGATCTGGGTTTGGTGACTTTATGGAAAACCCACAAGCCATGCCACCACGAAATCCAAATTTTTCTCAACCGGATGGCAACGGTAACTTCACCTCTCTACCGTCTGGTGGGCAGATAGTGATTGAGCCTCCCAATTCATTAGATCAAAGAAGACGGGAAGAGATTAGGACTAGAGGGCCAGAAAGCCTTGCAGCCCAAGGACAATTTGGCGACGCGAGCGCTGGTGCTGCCCAAAATATTGAAGCTAATGACCCGTTCGAGTTTCAAAGCCCCCCTCAACTCAATCCAGAGATCCATCTGCGAACTAGAGGGCCAGAGAGTCTCGTTGAGCAGGGCGGAATGGCTTACACGCAAGGGCCGGTGTCCACTGAGGAGCAGCAACAACAACAGTTTGGCGGTTTGCTCTCGCAGGGAGCTTCCCCTAATAGCTATAACAATAATTTTGGGCCGTATGTCGGTAATGCCGGAGGCTTTGCGAACAAGGGCGGTCAGGCGAGGCAGATGGGTTATGCTCCTATGCGCCAAGGACTCGGAGGCTTCTTTTAATAATGACATTATCTAAGATCCAATTTAATCCAGGTGTTGACAAAGAAGGCACCGAATATACAGCCGACTCTGGGTGGTTTGATTCAGACAAGATTAGGTTTCGCCAAGGCAGGCCAGAAAAAATCGGTGGGTGGACAAAATTCAGCCAAAATTCTTTTTTAGGCATTTGCCGGTCAATCCATGACTGGGCTTCTCTTGAGTCCATTAAGTACATTGGACTCGGAACAAACTTAAAGTTTTTGGTATCTCAAGGTAATACCTTTAATGATGTGACTCCTATTCGTGCAACCACGACCAATGGAATAACTTTTGCGGCAGTTAATACCTCTTCGACGATAACGGCTACAGACAGTAGTCACGGAGCGGTTACAAACGACTTTGTCACAATAAGCGGGGCTGCAACTCTTGGTGGTGTAATCACTGCTGGAGTCTTAAATCAAGAATATCAAATAACATCAGTACCTACGTCAAACACTTATACATTTACTGCAAAAGACTCAGCAGGAGACGCTGTAGCTGCTAACTCTTCTGACTCAGGGAATGGCGGTTCAGGTGTTGATGGTGCATATCAAATTAACACGGGACTAAACACCTTTGTTCAAGGCACGGGATTTGGAGCGTCTGCTTGGGGTTCTGGCGGGTTTGGTAGCGCAAACAGTGTTTCAGCATCCGGTCAGCTTAGGCTCTATAGCCAAGATAACTTTGGGGAAGATTTGATTCTAAATCCTCGTGGAGGTGGCATTTTCTATTGGGATGAGTCTGCCGGAACAGGTGCTAGAGCGGTAAACATAACAACTCTAGCCAACGCATCCAACGTACCGACAATAGCTTTAAAAGTTTTAGTTTCAGACATTGATCAACACGTTATTGCTTTTGGCACAAACGGCATAGGCTCATCTACAATTGATCCTTTGTTCATACGTTTTTCTGATCAAGAAAACATTGCTGATTGGACACCGACAGCAACAAACACAGCCGGTGGTGTAAGGATAAACGCTGGATCAGAGATAATTGGCGCAATCCAAGCAAGACAAGAAATTCTTATATGGACTGACGTTAGCTTACATTCTATGCGTTTTGTCGGGGCTCCTTTTACCTTCCAATTCCAAACACTTAGCACCGATATATCAATGATATCTCCAAATGCTGCGGCAAATGCTAGGGGTTCTGTATACTTTATGGATAAAGGCAACTTCTATGTCTACAACGGTTCTGTGCAACCACTGCCTTGTAGCGTTAAAGACTTTGTTTTTTCAAACTTAAATCAAGACCAAGCATTCAAGGTCTTTGCTGCCGAGAACAATGCGTTCTCTGAGGTTAGTTGGTTTTACCCAATAGGTTCCGGTGATACCGAGATTACAAACTACGTTACATATAATTACGCAGAAAACCTGTGGTCTGTCGGAACCCTAGAAAGAGGTGCTTGGATTGGCGCTGGAACAAGATCAAAGCCTCTAGCAACCACGACAGTTGCTGGTAATGGAGCAAACTATCTGTACAACCACGAAGTTGGTCACGACGATGATGGCGTTGCAATGACTGCGTTTGTTGAGTCTGGTGACTTAGAGATAGGTGATGGCGACAGGTTTATGATGATTAGTCGGATTGTTCCAGACTTTGCTTTTAGCGGAACCAAGAGTGATGCGTCAATGGACTTGACGATCAAGGGAAGCAACTACCCTTTAGAGACCGCTTCGTCATTAGCCACAGCTACAGTTACTCAAAACACTACCCAATCAAATATTAGAGCAAGGGCTAGGCATACGGTTATTCGTGTTGAAAGCTCTGGTCTTGGGTATGGCTGGCGCTTAGGTGGCCTTAGATTTGATATACGTCAAGATGGTAGGCGCTAATGTCAGGCACTAAACAAACATCGCTGCCAATCCCAAGCTCGGACTATGATAGAGACAACGAGGCTATAACTCGCAGAAACCTAGAGTTAATCTTTGATGAGGTTCAAAACGACCTTTTTCTTGCTAAGACTCAAGGCGATAGCCAAGGATCATTAGCTATGCGAAGGTTTCAGTTTCTATTGATGGGGGC